CGCTAGGTCGTGGAGGAGAGTCCAAAATGTTTCTGGGTTGGACGTTGGACATGAGCAGAGAGGAGGAGTCATACGAGTCCCCATCGTTCAGCGATCAGCTGCTCTCCTAGTGCCCACGAGTCACCGAAGGAAAGGTTTTTGATGGTGGATTCGTCGTTGAGTCGAAACTTCTTGTACATGAGGCCCCGCGCCTTTGACTTCTCATATGCCTTCATGACTTCGTCAATGTGAGCGTAATTCATAGGCTGTCGATGAACTTCTTCGCCTCCCCTGTCAAGACAGGTTGCTTTGGGCCTGCTGCAACGGAAGAACTTAAGCCATCGTCAGGTCCTAAGTCGATCCCGAGATACTCCATAAGACGGACTCGAAACTCTTTCATCTCGCGATAATCCATCTTTGCAAGTTCATCAATAATTTGACGTGGTGTCATCTTCATGGTGAATTTTACTTAATTGATATGGCAGACACTTTCGTTGGTGAAAAAGTCTCTGGGCTATTTCTGAGGGGATTATTAAAGGCAAGTATAGGTAAAGAAGGAATAGCAAGTACGCCCATACTACAATAACTGACTTTGGTTCATCTCTGTAAAAAGGGTCACGGAAAAACCGCTTACCGCAAGCGCAACTTTCCCACCCTTCGCCATTGAAGAGGCGACTATAAACAGCCGTTACTATCCCATCAAATGCCATTATTACGGAAGTTACCTCTAATGTAAGCCAATATAGTCTGGGCATGGTTTCCAACTTAAGAGATAGCGCACGTATGGAGTCTTATATCTACTTCCATACGTGCGCTATCTTGTTAGGTCTTTCGTGTACTGTAGTGGACCTGGCTAATTACTCTGCAGCAGGAGTCTGATTGCCCTGCTTCTGATCCTTCTCCTCGTCGAGAACGGACCAGTCGCCAGCTTCCAGCTTGGCGAGTCGCGCCTGATGCTTCGCCAGGGAAGCTTCGGCCTTCTCCAAGTCCTTTCGAAGCTTCCTGACTGAACCCGCTGCCTCGGAATGCTGGCCGCGGATATGCGCGATCTTGACGCGCAGCTTCTGCTTCTGCTCTTCGAGCTCCTGCTGCTGGACAGCAGCGAGCTCTGTCTTCAGGTCGATACCATCGATGGCTTTCATGTTCTTCTCCCTTGGTTTGGACTTCAGGTTTTTACTTGCCCTGCGCAAGGTACTTTAGAAGACTAGATGTCCTTTCTAGTCTACCGCCAGAGAACCTCTGCAAGCGTGGAATCGTATATAAGACCACTCGAGGTTATGTAGGTGCTCTGGTTCACCAAAATGAGGTACAGGGTGTATGGCGCGCACCGTTACTTTCCTTGCACGGAAAGTGGATGGACCTCTCTCCTACTGTACCGTAGACGTTACCTATGTCTCTGAGGGCCTTCAGCTTCTTCATGACTTGCATTGTCAAGTAAGATGCTGTGGGATAGGCGATCTTCCTGCTCAGCTGTATTGCCCTCCGCTGCCGAGGGTTTATCTGACCGCCGCTCCCACATTGGTTAAGCGGTCAAGGGGCTTGGAGCCCCGATATCTCGCTAGACATTAAAGACGAAGTCTATTCCATATAGGACCATCTTTGCCGCCTAGATTTAAATGTGCACGGTATATTAACTCGGTATGAGGTAATGTTGACTTTCGTCTCCCTCTGTCCCAGTTAACAATCGTGACTAACTACCCTATTGACGGTGCTGAAGGGCGGAGCTATCATAGCCTTACGGCTACAGGTTATATTACTTTGGAGCGCAAACCATCATTGTAGCGAATGTTGCGAAGAATGCGGCAAACATGCCGCGGGCAGGATCTCTATTGCTGATTATCCCTACTCCAAGCCAAATCCCTACGACAGCGATCCCTGATCCTATCGTCATGATCCTCTCTCCTGGCGTGCCTTTAGCATTGCTTTATATTCATCGGTCTGAGTGATATCGATCCGCGGCGCCTCTAGCATCTCTGTGTCTTCCGCGATAGGAGAGGGAAAGCTTAGCGTATCCCCTGCCTTAGCAGGTAAGGGAGCAGCGGGAGCAGCGGGAGCTGGCGCAGAGGGCGAGAGAGTATCATTCACTCCGATACCTTTACGAACAAGAGGAGTAGGATATCGAGGCATTCCCATAGTAGCCCAGATGACATCTTCTTGATCCAAAGTTAGTCCTTGTCCTTGACGTCGTAGCGCAACGAACATTTCTTCCAGAGCAGTTCTCATCCAGCTTTGAGAGAGCGACATTTCGGGAGTGGTCCAAGAACTTTTCATGGGGTTGAATTCTCTTTATTGTCTGTCGTCGAATCGACTATGAAAAAATGCGCCATGAGGACATGCAGTCCAGCAGCGGCGATGGTGGAAATATCCTTCTACCTTATAAGATTCACCGCAGGTGTCGCATATCGGATTACGACATAAAGTGCAGCATAACCATGAACTATTGACAGTGCAGCAGAGATCCCTCCCGTCTGGCCATTTCATAAAGTGGTGCCCCGTAGAGGAATCGAACCTCTTTCTCTCCCGTGTAAAGGGAGCGCTCTACCATTAAGACTAACAGGGCGTTGTTGGGTAGACTTAGGAGTACTTCTGAATGAGTGGATGGTTAATCCATAACACCCAAATTGATTTACAGGAACACGTTTGAGGTCCTGTGGAGGCTTCCCACGAATGGTTGCACTCAAGGCATCTATATTGTTCCATCTTTCTACGGAGAAGCCGCGAAATCGGGAGCGAAGAAGGTATGATGCTTTCGATCGTGAGGACACGTATCTCTGCAAGATTTGTGGTGATAAAAGTCTAAGGCCTTATATGTTTCGATGCACAGCTCACAGATAGGCTGTGTGCAGAACGCGCATAATTTGTACTCCATCTTCTTGTTATGAATGATGTAAAGAGGAGCAGGGTTGATTTGGCAACAAAGTTCTCTACCATCAGGAGGAGGTGAGCCCATAAATATAGCACGGATGTTCGTGTGGACTTGAAAATGAACGAACACCTGGAGGTGTCCGCCAAGTGCTATCTCTCGATAGCACCAATCCTCGCGACGCGCTCCGTGACTAACTAGGATTTCAGGAGCTCCTGTTCCGGTCATTTGAACGCTCGAGTTGAGCGTTATCGTACTCGAGGTTTTGTAAGGTTTAGCCTCGTTAACCTTTCGACAGCTGTCTTCAGTTGAAGACTAACGTGTCTATTCCTTCCAAACTAGCGGAAGGAAGATCTTAAGCGGCGCAAATCCAAGATATCGAATCTCGAGTAGAGTTGGATGAATCCCATCGCACGTGCTGCTTGGTCTTTGGGCAAACTCCCCATCCACCATACTCATTGGAAGAAGATGAATGGGAGGTAGCAGTGTTGGAGTCAACGACCCCAAACCAGTGTTCTTCGCACCAGCTCTCGTTGCAGATTCGACACTTAACGCAGGGGTTAATTAAACAACAGATACCCTTGTTCATAGAACAATTGATCTTAAAGTTCCCTGGAGATCTTCTCGCGCTCCTGTTTCTTCTCAGGAGTAAAGAAGCAGCGGTAAGCATTCTCCATTTCTTTCTGGGTTAGTTCAGGGATGTCCTTACATCCTTTAGTGCCACAACCGCACTGCTGGAGTGTCACGCAATAATCCGAGTGTATTTCTAGATTAAGAGAGCCCCCTCTAGATGTGCGGTATAGCTTACAGCAGTTATTCTTCTTGCGCGACATAGTATTCCTCCGACAAATTCGTGGATTAAGGTCCGTTACAATCGCAGGATCTCCCCGACTTCCCAGCAGGGTTGTTCGCGCAAATCCTTGCGCTTTCTCGAGACAAAACTTATCTAATCGGCTGAGCTAAGGTTCCCCTTATACTTCTCGTAGAAGGCGACGAGCTCCGGGAGAGCATGAAGAATCATGCGAACCTTCCCTACTCCCACTTTTAGAGTGGAGGGGTAGCCCTTGCCGGTGAAGACAATATTGAGGATAGGATTGTTGTGGTAAACTGTCTCCCCTACCATGAGGGGAGGTTTCTCTTCATTGAGGGTGACGGTGTAAACAGTCTGCTTGGCTTCAGGCATACAGCCTCCTTAAGAAGTAAGTAAGAGGGGCAAATTCAGCGTCAAGCTACGCCTAGCACAGTTGGCTTGCCGAGGTTCAGTTGGGGCCCTTATGCGGCAGCCTCTTCCTCCTCGCAACTGTTTGATCCATCTACAGTAGATCTTATTGGTTTGAGTCTACTGCGTGTGACTATCCCTCTTACAAAATCTGGGCCCTATTGGACTCGAACCAATGATTGCCGACTTATGAGGTCGGTGCTTTGACCAACTAAGCTAAGAGCCCACAAATGAATTGTGCACCCCTCACTCTGATTAAACGAACTCTCATGAGGAGTGACTTACTCTAGCCTATGGGCTAGTTCAAGTGTATCTCGTTCTTTACATACACCTGTAGAGGATCGATATGGATGAGGCATTCGATCCGCATCTGACACTCTATAGCCCCTTGTAGCTGTCCGAGTGTCTGTCTGGGCTATCACTCCCAAATTGGTCGAGAGGGAAATTATCTCTGAAGGGCTGTTCATCTCCCTCTCGTAATTACGCGAAGAAGCCCAATTGCAACCCAGAGAGCTTCTTCGCGTAAGTTCTAGTCAGCCTTCGCTGAACTAAATTATGCACGGCTCTATGCCGTGGCTAACTCTTCCAAAGGCGGAAGTTACCCGCAGGGTGCGACCCCGCGAAATCTACTTCGGAACGAACTGCGGGAAGCGCCTGAAGTAGGACTGGGCGTCGGCGACTCCGAAACCCACCTCCGTCAGCTTCCTCGGGTTGTTGCGATTGGTCCAAAGATAGCTGACCAACTGTTTTGTGTCCATACCTTGTGGATCGGCCATTTGATTTCTCCTTACGTAGATATTACTTCTTCGTCTGATCGCCGTGAATCAAATACGACATCGTATCTCCCATTCCAAAGAATGGAGGCTTCGACGTAAAGATCGGAGGGACATGTTCATTTAACATCTTCTGGTGAATAAGAGCGTTGTCAGGGAAGACTTCTTCTTGCTGTACATTCTTCCAGTGGTTGTTCCACTGCGCCTGCGGATTGTAGATCAACATCCCGACAAGTGTGGCGACAACTACGACTCCAAGGATTTTCGGGATCATATGCTCTCCTGTAAACAAAATTGGCTTAGACTCTGTATTTCCAAAGCCTAAGCTTTCTTTTACTTGGTGATGCAGTGGTTAGGCCAGACACACGGTTCCACATTAGCCCGTGCATTGAGGCACAATACTAGCCCTACTACGATGACGATAAGAGATATTACTCCCATCGTCTTGCTTAGCAACTTCATGTTACTCCTCCTTGTTTAAAGGGAGGTTAATTGTTCTTCAAGAGAAGCTTCTCTCGCTCGATCAGCCAGTTATGTCTGACTCCCCGAATGATCTTCTGAACGTCTTTCTCCGTGAGATCTTGAGGGCGACCTCTCCTGCGCTTCAGATTCTTCATCTCTTCTCCTCTTCTGCTGACACTACTATTAACCTAGCGACCTGCTATTACTTGGCGGAATCCTTAGCGCGAGCTTCCTTCTTCGATCTGGAGGTGTGAAGCTCGCGATTGAACGAATACACTTCGCGGCGAGAATACTTCCTCTTGCGACGATCGCTGCCCGGCTCGTTGTAGCTCTTGTATTTCATGGAGTCTCCTCTTAGAAGAATACGACAAGTACATTCGTTACAGCCAGAAGAAAATTAGTCAAAGCGATAGCTTTCCAGCCTCTTTTAAACGCGTCCATGGCGCCGTGAAGGCATAGAGCTGCTGTGACCAAGTTAAGCCCATGTACATATTTTATCATTGTCTTTAATATCCTGGTCCTTTGTTGTATTAAGAAGCGCACCAGCAAATTTATTTATCTAGGGCAGATTCGCGGCTTTGATGTCGTCCACTCATTCAATGGAAAATTTGTGTGGCAGGATTGCAGCTGCGAATCAGGGATGCAAGAGAGGCCTGCCGGTATTAGCCAGCAGGTTACATTCTTCTCGTCGTCGTGATATCGTTCTAACCAACCTGATCGCTCTTGATGCCAGTAAGATTTCTTCGCTTGCTCTTCGCGCTTACAGGCAGAAAGAGTCCCCACAATCATCGCTATGGCGAGTAACAGTTTATTCTTCATAATGGCTGGTGTTCATTATATTTTACTTATCGCCCAGTTGTCTTTTTGTGAGGTGGAGAACTACTAGTATAAGAATCTTATCTCGGGGCAGTTTCTTCTTTCAGAACCCTTAACCACTGCCTTCCTGTCTTCAGTGCGATGACGACCATTGCTGCTTCTGAATTCGAAAGAGGTTTATCCTTTGGATACATTCGCATGAACCGATTCTTAATCAGTTCACATTCCTTTTCAGTAGCTTCGTGAACCATTTGTAAGTTCCTTTGTGGTCAAGATGTTGCCTTCGCTGAATAGCAAGCTGGCTTTCAATAATGTTGGTTCCGTAATCCATGCAACCATCCACTTCAAAGAGAAGGCCTACTAACGTTAGACCCACGACTGTGATGAGTAAAAGAGTACGTAAAAATTCCGTTGTACTCTTTCCGATCATAATTTCCATTAGAATTGGGTGATCTCTTTTCTTGCAACGGGTGCTACGGTATGTCGAGTAGTGGTAGGGTCAAAGGTACTGCGACACACGCTAATGAAATGAGCATGGCTATCTTTCCAAATCGCGTAGATGCGGCAGTTGTCGTGGGCTAATAAAAATTGTACTCCGTCGGGGTGAGGGGGATCCTCAATGAGGATGAGAGCAAAACTTCCTGCGAAGATCGTTAGCACAAACGCAGTGACAACAAGGCACGCTACTCTCATGGCTCCTCCTTACATCCTTCGGATGTTTTTAATGAACTTGTAGTTCCTGATCTCCTCTTCAGTTGCTAGCCTAAGCCAGTGCTCTCTATACCAGAATGTTTTATCATATGCAGACAATTCAAAGATTACGCGGTAGACGTTTTTATCAGAATGGGATTGAGAGACAGCCTTTCCTACCTGTCCTATGTACGGATCCATTTCAATGCTATAGTAGGGAGCATGTTCCCATTCTTCCGGAGAAACTTCGAGCGGAACAACGTAGGTGCCAGGCTTATACTTCATGGTAAGTTGTTGGTAGCGAGAAAGATCTTATACTAGATTGGAGGGGTTATGGCAGTAGTCCCCAGGCTATTAACCCTCCAAGAAGCGCCCCAAGCCAATTTGGCCATTCTTTCGGCATGAATACGGACAGAGTAAATCCGAGCGCAGAACCGCCGATAAAATGTTTCACGGCTTCTCCTGGGCCTTGGCGGCGGCGAGGGCTTTCATTGCATCGAGCACCGGTTGCGACACGTCGTACTCGCCATTGTCTATCGCGTCCTGAATTAACTCCACCACCTTGTCCTTGAGCGCCGCCACCGGGGACGGCGAGCCGAGGCGGGCAAGTATTTCGTGGATAAAGCACCGCGTCTCCTGACCGCCGGAACCGAGATTATCTCCGTCGTCAGCACCGCATGTGCATTCCGTCTTTGCGAGGTCTTCTGCACTCCGGCGCGCCTCCTCCAGCCGCGCGGACAGGTCGGCGATTTTAATTTCCGCCTCTTCCTGGTATTTTTCGTAGTCCTGGTTTGCTTCCAGAAGATCGGCGATGCGGGCGTCCTTCGCGGACTCGCGCAGCTTGGCGAGGGCAGTAGTCAAGTCATTAGCGACGCTGGGCAAATATTCATGAACTTTAGGCACAGCGTTTTCCAGCGCCTTCTCAGCCCCCGCCAGCGCCTCGCCCTGCGACTTGACGCGGGCCTCAAGCGACTCGACCTGACCTTCGAGACGTTCCACTTCGGAAATCAGGGCGTTGACGTTGGCGAGAATCGACTGCGCCCACTTCTGATCTATTTTCGTGGCCACTAGATTGACCTCCTGATTTGCGCTTCTAACCCCGCGACCTTCGCCTCCAACTCCTTGACCCGGCTCTCGGCGGACTCGGCGCGAGCATACTCCTGACGAATGGCCGCTCTTGCCACGCCCAGGTCGCTCATAGTCCCGTAAGATGTCATCCCCTTCAACTCCGCCACCTTCGCCCGCTCGGAGCGCAGGGTGCCGGAGATAATTTCGTGCATCCAGCCTGGGGGCGATCCTGCGTACTTGATTTCCTCTAGCGCCTCCCTCAAATCCGCGTCGTCCGTCCCATGCTCGTAGGCGGCGAGTTTGGTTTCCAAGGAGACGATGCGGTCCTTCAACTCCATGAGTGTCGGCGTGACTTCGTGTTCAATACCCATCGTACATGTACTCCATTCTTCTGAGCGACTTTCTTATATAACCCAGCGTACGCGATTCCTTAAGCCCAGGTGTTTTAATCTCTCCACCCAAACTCCCCAAATGATAAAGAGATCGTCATATAGGAGATGATCTTTCTCAGACACCTTGGCTATATGGAACATCGTGAGATGCTCTTTGGCGAGTGATGACAAACACATCTTCTGTTGGTATGAATTCAATTCTTTTAACAGACCTTGTTTTCTGTCGAGGCGCACATATCCATCTTCGCAAGATTCGGTCGTATAAATATTGCTCTGCCAGAGTGCAAAGCATAAATCAGAACATCCTTTGTCGACGTTGAACGATCCCTTACCTTCGACAAAAACTTCGACAGAGGAATGTTTGTTGTGCCAGTTAAAATAACTGGGGTGCACATGAAGTCCTTCGGGGACTATAATCTTGTCGATGACGATTTGTTTCTTCATCATGACTACTTCAAGAACGCCTCGATGAGACGTCGCGCCTCCTCATTGTCGGAGAGCTCCACCTTCAGCTGCAGATCCCGGAACTCGGCGTACAACTTGACGAAGACCGGATCATCGGTGCTCTTGAGGAAGTCTTCGACGCGGCTGTAGTGGAAGGGACCATAACCATATTCAGTCTCCTTCTGCAGCCAGCGCGGCTTCTCGTAGCGGATGCCTCTATCGAGGTTCTTGCTGATCTTCCGCATAACATTCACCTCCCTAATTTTTGTAGAGTGCGTTAGCCGCGCAGGTCACCATGATCAAGTAGTCCGCCGACAGCTGCGGAGAAGCTCTCCTTTGGATTCTCAGCGACTTTCTTATGATTCTACTACTATAAGTCTAAATCAATTTGAGGGTGTACCTCAAAATTCTATCCACTTTAACCTAAAATGTTTCCCGAGAATGAGCTAAATGCATCAGCATTGTCGGAATATAATTTTAGGGTCTGACCTTTATACTATAAGAAATGCTCTTGTCGGCCCTAACAAAAAGCCCCAAGGCGACTGACACCTTGGCCTTGGGGAAGGACTGACGCCGACAATTTACTTTCTCTCCAGCAGCACCATCTGGTAAACCAAGCAGCGGGAGCCATGGCGACTCAAATGAAAGCGGCGGACGAGTTCGCATGCGCCGAGCACAGGCACAGCTTGGAAGATAGCTGCTAGCATCAGCATGGCTGTGCCATACTTCTCTTGCGACCATTTGGCAGCAATCCGTGTCATGAACCTGAGTAGAGGCTTTAGAGGAATGATCTCCTCGACGACTTTACCGCAGCGGCAATTTGCCTTCGGTGAAGTAATCGTGAACAGGGTTGCTACCCCAATCAAGTTCCATACTATCACAAACACTATGATATCGGTCATTGTCGATATGGGTAAATAGGGGGAGAAGTAGCTGGCGGTCATCAACCCAATCCAGCTGCTCAAACGGGCTGCTTGTATCGGGGATCACACTGATGACAATTGCTGTCCAAGCAGTCTTTCGGATAGTGAAGTTCTGATGACTGCCGCTCCGCTTCCAGCCTCGCCCAAGCCATCTCCTCTTCGCAAGCGAGCTTCACTTGCTCCATGCTCTCAGCGATAAGCCAGTTATCATTCTTCTGACATCCAGGGCACTTCTTATCGGTGACAGGGATCTTGACTCCCTCGACAACCTTGATCTCGATCTTACTCTCGTAAGATGAACCGCACTTGCAGACGACTTTGTCTGTGCTCATTCAGTGCCTCCGACAGTCTGATAATCGCTCTTAGTGGCGGCCTGATTGGTAAGCCATCGCATGCCGAAGCTTTGCCAAGTAGACGGTCGAACGACAATCTTCCCTGTGAGAAACCTCGTCTTCCGCCTCTTCAAAGGGCGCGTGATCTTGATCTTCTTGCTCACAATAGTCTCCCTATGAACGCCCCGACGATCATCGAAAGAACGATGATCAAAAGAAGGGTCGCATTGGTGGTGTATAGGTATGTCGACAACCAGGTTTCTACTGCCTTGAAGAGGTTCATTTCTTTTTCTCCATTAGCAGTCGCCACGCCTTGGCGCAAAGGTAAATCTTCACTGCCTCGAGTCCTAACAATGAAGCGATGCAGATGGTTGTCATTGTCATCCTCATCTTATATTTTACCTTTCGCCCATAGAACCTTTTGTGAGGTTAGGTACCTCTAAGATTCGTATCCGTCGCCGTCTATCAGTACCTCAGGAAATTTATTAGTCACCCGCTCTTGTTTTAGATATCCGGTAAGAGCTCCGCAGCGTGGGCAATGCGCTCTATCTCTTCTACCACACGCCTTAGTTACGCGACAATATATTCTACAGAGTAGATGCCCTTTGATTAAACAAATTAGATTGGTACTACCTGGTTTGATAAGATACCAAACTTGGCGCATCATGAACTCTCTAATGAATTACCTATGGCAGCTTTCTTCCATTTCGACGAACGGAAGGTATCTAATCTAGCCCATCCGAAAATAGTATCACACCGCAAACAATGGGCTCTCTTTCTCCTACGACAAGATCTATACTTGTTACATTCTTCATTACACAGAGCATGCCTATTGATAAGACACGCTAGATCTTTCTTACCCTCTTTAAGGATTACCCAACCAGAAGCTCTAACTTTCATCTTTCTCGCACGACGCACCTATCAAATCGATCCTCTGCCGACAACGTAAGGACGTCTCTATCTCCGCTAAAGACCTCTTTGTCGTTCTTATAGCAGGTATAATGTAATGTCGGCAAAGGTCTTACCTCTCCACACCCGCAGAGAAGTAGCGACAGAAGTATGTATCTCATTTAGGAAGCTCTGGGAGAGGCCTAATGGTAGAACAAAGCATACACTTCGCCTTACCATTGTCATAAACGATATGAACACATAAGGCGCACTGGATACAATCCAAGAACATAACGCCTATTCGTTTCACAGGATCTCCGATTATTTAGGTATGACCTTCTTTACGCAGTAGCCGTCGCTATCAACGTAAGCGTCAGTTCCTCCCCGTTGAACGCAAAGAGCTTGCTTCTCTAAGCGAATCCGCAACTGGGCCTGCTTCATCCTGATTAATACACAACACGAGCATACGATATAGAAGGTAATAACACCTACGCCGTATGCTGTCCAGATCGCCTTTCTCTTCATACTACTTCCTTATTGTCATTGTCGCGACATTTATAACAAACTTATGTGCGCGTACTTCTTCTCTAGTCGCTGGTCTTACTTCATCCTTCCGGAATAACCGATAAGGTTCCGTCATCCCTGATCCTTCAAATTTAACGGAGAGTAAGTTAGCGACAAGCGTTTCCCCTTTCTTACCCGCTAATTCAACCTTACCTACCTTGCCATGGTAAACTAAAGGTAGATAACGATTAGGATGAGGAACAATAAAAGAACCTTTTCTGATCATAGATTTGTCGTTAACCCCGCTTCTACATCCTTTCACGATCCTTTCACGGTGGCCCCGGTTCGGCCTGCTGCAATTCTAAAACCAAATTTTAGGTTCAGGGTGCGACGACGATTGTCCCCTTGATAGGCTGGCGGCTCCCGTCCTTCATGATCTCGGAGACCGTCGCCACGGCGACAGGCTGCCACCAGCCGGGCCGTTTCGGATGCGGCTGCATCACAAAGGTTATCTCTATCATAGAAGATGATATCTCCTTCCTTTACGTTGCCTTCTAGAAATTAGAATCTACTTCTTCTTTACCGTCGATCCGTTTGAAGTTGCTGACGACCTGGTCCAACCAGAACTGGAAGATCAAAGCGACCCACCAGGGGAAGAGCCGGAGGAAGACCAGGACGGCTAAGAGAACGGTTCCGACTAACCAGAGCGACGCCGCCCAGACCCCTCTCTCCCTGTCATAGCGGGATACATCCCATCCGAGGAAGAGAGCAGCGTACAGTGCCAGGAGGATCAGGAGCAAGATCATGTGGCCACTCCGCTTGTGCGCGACCCGGCCATTTCGGCATCCAGAAGGGCATCGGCATTCAGGAACTTAAGAGAGGCCAAGACAGCCTTCCTGTCGGTTTCCAGCAAACTGAACATGGCCGGCGACATAAAGATGATTCGCTTCTTAAGGAAGACGATGGCGCGCTTGCATCCCTCGGCCTTAGGGTCCGCGGTGATGATCCATCCGCTTGGAAGTATGATAGGTTCGTTCACTTGACGGCCTCCGTAAGCCATCTGCCGAGCTGATAGCCAGGGCAGATCAATTCGAATCGATAACGATTCGACCTGTTAAGAACGGGGTCGACGTGGGACATCAGTCCCCAAACGAACATCCATCCGAATGTGAACAGATAGATGCCCATCAAGAGGCTGAGGAAGTCATTCCAGAATCTCACTTGGTCACTCCGTAGAGATGATCCATCCAGCGCTTGGCGATTTCTTTGTCGCTCACTTGTGCCACTCCGTGGGTCGGTAGATGCGGGTCGAGTAAGGTTGGTTGGCTTCGACCTTGGTGCGGACTTTTCCGGTCTGAAGAAACTCTGCCCTGTGCTGCCGGCAGATCAAGAGGGTCTTGCCTTTAGGGGTTGGCACAGGCACAAGCTGCTGGGAGGCGCACCGGCGAGCCTTGAGATCTTTATTGGTCATGCGCTTAGACCAGAAAGGGCACTTAGGATTTTCGAGATCCATGGGTTACCTCTTGGTCTTGCGACCGCCGCAGCAGCCGGCGCACTTGCTCTGGATGGCCTTGCGGATGTCCAAGGTCGTGAAGAAGATGTCGGCATCTTCTCGGAACTTCTCTTTCTCGGCTTCCCAAGAAGCGACGGCGGCCTTGAAGGCCTCATGGGCAGCCTTGTTGCGACGCTTGGCGGCTTCGTACCGCGCCTGTCTCTCCTTGAAGGTCTGGTGGGATGTCCGGCATCCTTCGGTATGGACAGGAGAGACGACGCTGGTAGGCAGGGTGGGAATGGTGGCACTGATGTCTTCTCGGAGCATTTTAATACCTCGAAGTTAAGTCGACATCCCACGTATAACAAAATTGTGCCGGGATAGTGCTGCCGCCCTCCCGGCTGGGCTCAGGTGATCGTACGGCTTACGCTACTAGGCGACGTGGTACTTCAACGCCGCCTGCGACTGAGCGCGGTCCACGGCGCGCGGGTCCTTCTTGAGCTCCGCTTCGATGATGTCCTTTCCCGCCTCGGACAGCCGATAGCCGCCCTCGGGGTTCTTGTCGATCCAGAGGAACTCGATCACGCGCTGCAGAGCCATGTAGAACGCCGTCGTGGCTTTGTTGCCCGCGCCCCTCTCTTTCCCGAAGTACGCCATCCGGAGCTGACCGAAGCTCAGGATGCCGCCCGGCGCCTTGTGCAGCTCTCGGAGCAGGACGATGCGGCCCGGGGTCAGCTTCCCGGCTTTGTTGGACATCGCGGTCTGAACGGGGACGGCCGCGGCCTTGGTGGACGGATGCGTATGCGTAGCCATGGTATTTCTCCTTACGGTATACGGACAAACCTACCTAGTTACCTAGTGTAGGGCACTTACTTCTTCGGCAGCAAGAGGTCTGGCACGTTGTTGGGACTTACGGGTTGTCCCAGCCACGTACGCGTACCTTTATTATCTGCCGATCCGAGGGGATCTCCCGTCCATGAGGTGACGGTTGTACGATCCCCTTCCTTCTTTACGATGCCCAGCGGTCTACCGAGCCAATCTACGACTGTCTCATCCATTGGACCTCCTACGAAGGCTAGTCCTTCTTTTCCGTGAGGGAGCGATTCAGCTCGCACCTCGGGCAATCTTTTTGAAGCGTCTGCCGCGCCTCCAGGCAGATCCGGAAATGCTGCCGGGCGTTCCGAAAATTTTCCTTGGCCTTGTGCCAGCGTTCGACGGCCTGCTGGAACAGCTGCTCCTCGCTGACGAAGAGATCCTTGGCCACGTTGTAAGCTTCCTTGACGGGACGGAATTCCTTATGCGACTTGAAGCACAGGGCGGAGTGATTCATCTCCATCACCTGACCGAGTGAGTCGGGACGATAGACCTTCGAAGCCATATGACACCTCGCTTGTATGGTTATTGGTCTTCAACGGCGGTACAAAATGTGCACGGATCGCTCCCGCCTTCGCAGGTATCGATTCACCTGGGCCTAGCTCATCCGTGACTAACTCGACTAGTCTCTACGCGCTGCTAGTCGTTATGGCGTCCAACTCTGTGACTGCTAGCGTCCTTCTATTCCCTGTACTAGGATGGCCTTTTGTCCCTTTAATTAGGGAGCTGTGTCTATGGGCCTCCGGAATAAAGAGGTCATAGCTCTGAGCCACCGGTTCCTACTAGCGTACTCTATTTTGTAGCACCGAGTAGATGCATCCAGTGGACTTGTATCAGTCTCAACTCTATACCACTGTCTATAGAGATTGCTCAGGACTCCATTAGCTACACGTCCACTAACTGCAAGCCCCTGTATAGAGATACCCAAGCCTATCAGCCAGACGGCTAGACTGTGTCTAGGTATATACGGCTGGCTCTCGGATATCTCTGTACAGAGGCCGCGGCAGACCATATAGATCTGCCGCGGCCGTCTCTAAGGCAGGGTCCGGTTCTTAAGCCGCGACCTCGGTCTCGGCCTGCGCCGCGGCCCACGCGATGCCCTTCGGGCTGGCTTCGAAGGCCTTCTGCGCCTCGGACTTCGCCGAGGCCTTGACCTCGTCCGGAACAGCGGCGATGGTCACCTGGCCCAGCTCGGTCAGGCTGTAGGTCTTGTCGATCTTCTGGATCAGCTTCTTCTCCAGCGCTTCCTTGGTCTTCATGTAGAAGGCCGTGGTGGCGGGCAGCTTCGCGCGACCCTCTCCGAAGTACGCGGTCCGCAGCTTGGAGAACCCGAGCGGCCCGTTCTCCAGAGCCCGCAGAATCACGACCATCCCTTCCTTGACCTGCAACGGCTTGACTTCGTTGGACATTTCTTTCTCCTGCCTTAGGTCACCCTAAGGACTTATATCGTTGAACGGCTACGTCGATGATCTATTTTACTTAAAGACCATTAAAGCTTTTGTGAGGATAAAGCTTACTGTCTCGCGCTTCGATCCGGGCAGCCAGAGCTTTCGCCAGCGTCCAGTCGAACGACCGGGCAACCAGAGCTTTCGCCACGGACTTGTCCGTCTGATCCAGAGGAACCGCCATGGCAATCTTATTGAGGATGCCATAGATAAGTTCTACTTCCGCCGCGTCGAAGATGCTTGCCTTCATGTCACCACCACATCGGAACGCGAAGGAAGGGTCTCTCCCCCGGCGCCGCCGACCGGTAAGTCTTCTCTTCGTCCCGAGCGGAGTAAGGAGTCTTAACGGCCTTGGACTCCGCTCGAAGAGCGTAGACCTCATCGCGAACGGGAATCTTCCCGAAGGGAGTCTTTTGCCAGAAGCCCTGACTCTGGTCGCACATCTCCTTGGTATGCTTGAAGCAAAGACCAACGACCTTCGTGACCGGCAACTTCTGCGGCGCCCCTTCCTTCTTCGAGACGTACATCGGCATCAAGGTCAGCTCGATGTATCCGAACGCCTTTCCGGTGGAACCGATCTGGTAGCAAGCGAGGCACCCTCGCTTCGTCCGAGGATTCTTATTGCGTTCATGGGTCAGCATTTGTATAGGCTCCTATGAAGGTGATGCGATATTTTACTTATCGACCCTATATCTTTTTGTGAGGATAAGGCTATAGAGTCGTGCGCAGACGCTGAGGATATATTTTACTTAAGGCCTTTTTATTTTGGTGAGGTGCACCTGAGACCTCACCACACGTATGGGTAGCAGAGACAATTGCCTGTCCCCTGGGCCCAGACAGATGCATGTAGTCTTATGCGCCACCTCCCGCAGCGGGATTCTTAGAACAGGTAGCCGCGTGCTTAGTTAGAAGACACCCACAGATAGTGCAGAGCTGCACCCGGTAGTCATCAATGTGTGCCTGGCATACTGCTATCCAGACGTCGGGCTTCTCTCCGCACACTTCTATTACGGCTACGTCGTCGCAGAAGACGCACTTCTCATCTATTGGATTCATCGGGTATCTCCATGTTAGATAGCCTCTCTATAAGTAGTCTGATGGCCGTACATCGATGACGAGTTTCGCTCCAACTGAAGCCGCACATTCGCGGGCGAACTTAATGAGGTCGTCTTCGTTCTCAAACATAGGAGTTACCTCGTATGATCTCACGTCGGGGTACGCAGCCATCACCGCCTCGATTATTGATAATGTTTTCATGCTAGATAGCCTCCTCAAGAACCTGCTGACCGAACTCCGTGATGCTGTAGACGCCCACAACATCTTTCTGGATCAGTCCAGCCTCCATCATCCGGTTGAGCTGATTATAGAAGGAAGTGTTAGCAGGGTTCTTCGCTCGCTCCTCTCCGTAGTACTCTAAGCGAAGGAGCTTGTGAGATTTCGGTCCGTTGATCAGCGCCGTCAGGATCTTCATCTTCTCGAACGTGATCTTCATCATTTTAGTTTCTCCTATTGGTTTTATTTTACTTAACGGTGTATCTGAGCTTCTTGCTTCTGCTCCCGATACGAACAACTATATCGAAAGGAGCGTAGTGAGGAGCTACGACAGGAATCCAGGTCGTAGCCATCCACGGCTCCCTCACCTGTCTCTTAAGGGCCCTAGCACGTATCTTCTTGAAGATCTCCGATTGAACCTTTTCGAAGTGTTTAGATCCTCTTAAGAGGATCTTGTGTGCCTTCGCAGTAAGCTCCATCTTTCTCTTCCAAGCCCTCTCTAGTGCTACTTTATCTTTCTTAGTCATTTGATTTCTCCTTTGTTACTTAGCGGTGAACGTCGCGCCGGTCGTTCCTGCTTCGAACTTTCCCTTCTCCGTCGCCTCTAATTCATTATTCAACTTCTGAAGAAGCGCGTGGAGATCTTCCAACGCAAAGATCCCATCAGACGTTCTCCACTTCACTTTGATTGTGACCATGAATTCTTTCCTTCTCTTCTTCATTTCGATTCACCTCTCCATGATTACTTCTTTCTCTTTGCAGTTAGGGCAGTCATCGAGGTTACCATTAAGGTCAGCCTTGGTGAAAACGTCGAAGCAAGCCGTGCACATATACTCTTCTGTGATCTCGAGGGGCTCCGTCTCACTCATAACAAAGTGTGAAGCAGCCTCCATGATTCCATCAGATTCAAGAGTACTGGTGTCAGCAGCTTCGGCCTCTTCAAACGTATCAGGAACGACTATGTGTCTATCTTTCTTGCTCATTGTCCCTCCTTCATTTGTTTCATGAGTGTCTCCGTCTCACTCATATAGTCACGTATTGTGATCAGCTCATCTCGGTTCTCTTCTCCCTTTAGAAGAGCTCTGGTTGCTTCCCACTCTGTTTCCAGAGCAGCGTGAATGATGGAACGCTGCCGCTCTGTGAAGAGGTATGGATACAACTTCGGAAGCTTCTCACCCATGTCATTCCCTCCGAGGAATTACCGCGTCGTTGAACTTCGTGAGATCCTCTTCTCCGCTGAAGAGGATATGACGAACAGCGACGACCGTATTGGGAGCCCACACGTAGACCATCTGGTAGTCTTTGTTCGGTTTGCCATCTCTCCGGACGAACATCAACTTCATGTAATGACCGATGTCGTCCCTCATCTTAATGAACTCCGCTTGGTAGAACAACCAGGGTCCGAGTGGGTGAGGCTGCCTCTCATTCTTCATTTCGCTTTCTCCTTTGTTACTTTATAACGCGCGGCTGTCGTTCCATCCACTTATGCACTTCTTCTCCGTCAACCAGCTGCGTCTGCGAATTGTGCTTCAGCCGGTAGACTCCCATGATCTCTTCGGGGCGAATCTCCTTCACCCAGGAACCGTAGAGGGGAGCGCTCTGCTTCAAGAACTTCTCTACATCAAGCTTCTCGTAGGTAAGTTCTTCTTCTCCTTCTAGACATTCCGGCATTAGCTGATCCGCATACGCGGAGGGCTCATCTCCGAAGTCAACATAGATGTCTTTCAATTCCTTAGAGAATTGAATCACCACTTCGTTAGACCAATCTGGAGGATTCGGGAATAGAATCCAGAACGGGGTCGCCTGCGTTAAGATGGCATCCTTGATGTCGATATAACCTCCTTTGCCATCTCGCTGCTGAGCGTAGAGATCACTGACGTTCTCTACTCTCTTAATGCCCTGCGTACGGTATTCTTTCTTCCAGGCAGATGGAAGAATAGAAGCATACAGCACTATTCTCATTTGTTTTCTCCTATGGCTTTTATTTAAACGACTATGAAAGGGATCGGACCTTTCATTCCCTCCTCTTCAGTTACTTCTTAGGCCTGCGGGTGTTCCATCTCCCATCTCACCTGCGCCTCGCTCTTCACCGCCGTCAGGTCCATCTTCTGCTCGCGAACGAACGTCAGCATTTCCAGACCCTTGGTGTCGAGCTCGTACATTCCGACAGCCGTCTTCTTCACCAAGCCATCCGCCAGAGCAGCCTTCAGCTTGTTGTAGAAGGACGTGTTGGCAGCGTTGCCAGCGGCTCGTCCTTCGCCGAAGTAGGCGAGGCGCAGCTGCTTGTGCATCTTGGGCCCCTCCGCCAACTCGCGGACGAGGATAAGGCGCGCAGTGGAAACCTTCAGCATGTCGTTGTTCATATACTCTCCTATTAGCTTACAAGTAGAAAGACAAAGCCTCGGCGACAGCATGTAGCTGTCGCCGAGGCTCATCAGATGGAAGTAGCACAGGTTAGAAGCTTCTCAGCTTCCACATCAGGTACATAAACAACAGTCGTTGTTTCATCACAGCTCCTTGTGAGGCGGCGAATTGGGTCCGCAGCTGTCACTCACTCTCGGACACTCCTTGTGCGCAGGCGCATTCTGATCAGGACCGTTGTTGAAGAAGAACGGCGCCTGATCTCCTTTGCACCCGCACATCAGAAGACACGCCAGCAACATCAGTACCATCGTTTTCATTTGACCTCCGATTCCAATTTTGGGCCGCTGACTAACGAACGGGCGTTCGCTGCATGCTGTTCATGTCGTCGCCGCAGCCGGTGTAGATCTTCTCTCCCAGCGGCGTCAATCGTCCCAACAGCTCGAGCGACAGAATATACGCCGTCGCTCCCGAAGAGATGCGAACAATCTTCGGCGCAACCGTCTTCACGAACTTGTCCAGCGGGTGGTTAGTGTTCATTGTAGTTTTCTCCCAGCAGCAACTTTAAACGACTTATCAATACAATAGCGTATAGCTATTGAACCGACTTACAACTTGACCTCATCGATCTTCACTCGCGTGTCGTACAATGCTTCGGTCTCCTCCTTGAAGTCGCGAATGTACTTTCGGACGTTGGGTTCTCGGAGGTCGAAGTCCTTCTCTTCTTCAATGTCAACTTGGACGACGAAGACAAGCTTCTTCTTCTTCATTGCTCCTCCTAGCGCTCCAACTTCTTGAACTCACGACCCTCGCTCTGCATGGAGTAAATCGCATGCAGAACGTAATGCCCTAAGTCCTCCTCCGTCTTGATCACGCTTCCGATTCGAATGCGAACGATCGAACCAAGAGGAGCAGCAGGCTCCGGTTGTGTGATCATTGCTAGTCCACCATGTACAGCGGCTTCTTGCCGCAAGCAACCCAGCGGAACTTCGCTGACATCAGGATGCTGACGATTCGCTTCTTCATTTGTTTTCTCCTATGGATTTTACTTCTGTTTTCGATTCGATCGAGCTCAGCATTAATAGCTGCCGCGCAATCGTTACACATGACGTGTGTCTCACGTTTGTCATCTAGAGGCTCCTTCTCCCCTATGACAATCGGCTTAGGCTGATGCCAAGCACACACGCTGATCATACTTCCTCCTTAGCCTTTGAATGATGCAACGAAGATGAACGCTAAGATGCCAACGAATACGATCACGCTTCCTGCGATCATCCCGACAACGTCCAGCACGGTGACTTGATCAGTATCCACCGCCTTCCTTCTCTGCTTAACGTTCATCCGTTCACCTCCGAACGAATCCACTCTACGAAGCTGACGATCAAGACCAACGCCATCAGCATGTCAAGCATCTTCTCCATTGCTACCACCTCCTCCGGGGGTATGTTAACCCCGCTCATGTATACATCCCCTCCGCATATACCCGGGGATGTCGCCGGGGTAGATATACCCGGCAAAATCGTGCATTTTTCCACTTTGTTTGTTTTTCTCAATGTACCCGGGTTTTACCAAATTTGTCACCCAAACTGCATTTTTGAGGGTACATTATAGTATAAGATTGGGAGTAAATCAGCCCCAAATCCGGCCGACCCAAACCCCGAAATCTGTGTTTAAATGCCGAAATCGCCCTAAAATATACCAAAAATTTTAAAACCCAATTTTAGGTTTCTGTGTATAATTAAATTGAATATGTCGATTTTTATAGAGGTGGTGGATGAAAAACACAAAAATCCGATGGATTTTATTAATTAGTTTTATCGTAGGCTTGGTCGTTGGGGTAACCAAGTATGCCGCGACTGCTGCGACTGCTGCTCCTCCTGCTGATCCAGGCATCTTGATCGGAGTACCCGTAGTCTTAGTGCCTGGATCTGATGGAAAGCTGCATCCGAAAGCTTATCCGATTGTATTTGTCATTCATGCAGATGGCAGCGTAACCTGGGAACCGCTTCCGGATACAAAGAAGGAAGTACCGAAGGCAGCAAGACAAGCAGCCAGACAGACCTTTTGATAATCATGGGCTGCTCTGAATGTCTTCAGAATTATGAGGCAGGGACAAAACATTATTGTAAAGTAATAGATCTCCTGCATGCGCTAAGAGAGATGAGACAGTACGTTGTGAGACTCCAAACACAGTTGGCTGAAGAACGTCTTAAGAATTGTCCCTGTTGTAATTACCCTGAATGTGGACATGAAACAATTCATGTAGAAAACAATGATCTATCTTAAATACTTCCTATGGTTTTTAGTAATAAGTACCATTACTCTCGTGGTAGGGTACGGCGGGTTGTACTATTTTGTTAGTCGGGCAGCGCTGCAGTGAAGCCCATCGATGAGGCGTTTAGTAGATTAATGTCGGCCGAAGATGGATACAAGAAGGTTGCCGCCTGCATGATTCCTCCTATTAGGCGAGTACTGAAGCAAGCGTACGATCTTGAGATGACAAAAGATCAGGAGTGTCGAGTTGAAGCGGAGGTGTACACTCGATCTGTGTTAGGCCTAAGTTCCTCTTTTGATTACCGGGAGGCAGTTAAACTTCAAGAGGAACTTATCAGTCAATTTAAAATGGAGCTCTCCGATGAAAAGACAAAATAAGAAAGAGAAGCTGCGCGAGAAGATATACGACATTATTTATGATCCCGATATCCATGACTCAGAGCTTTACGACAAGTTAATAAAGCTCCTGGATGATAGCGGCGTCCACTTAGATAAGCTGGTATGATCGACCTGATGAGAATAAGCCAAATTAAGAAGCTGCGCAGAGATCTTTGTCGCCTTATGGGGCATACATGGGACAATAAGCCGGGCCCACGTCAGTGCACTAGATGTAAGGTCTCTAGACTGAAGTGGATTCTTCTTGATCTAGCCCAGAAGGGCATGGCGACTTTGCAAGATGATCCCCTTATTCCGAGAGAAGATTCTCCTGAAGAAACGTAGTTTCTGAAGATATCTCATTAGATTGAGCGAGTGCGGCGTTGCGAAGCAGCGATGCCGCCTTCTTTATGCCTCGATGGGCGACAAATAAAATTCGCGGGAGGTACGGCCAAACAGCGGGGTTGCTGTTTAATTTGGAGGAGGGATTAAGGATCGGACAAGTGATCCAGGTGGGAGGAGAAAGGCTTACGACAATTCTTACAGGTACCCAGTAAAAGTATCTGGGCGGATACTGGGCCCAGTGCAACAAAACATTCGTTACAGATGTACCATCCGCAGGAGTCACAAGAAATTACTACAGAGCCTCCTGCTCTTGCTACGTAACAGCATAGTTCTGCCTGAATAGTTTCTAGAGATTTTGTCGGCTCAAACATGTTTAACTTTTGTTCAGACCTAATGTTTGGGCCTGGTGAGGTGATTTAACTTATTCACTGCCGCCGCCTAGCATCCAGGCATCTGCTCCATAACTAGCGCGTAATACGTCAAAACAGCGCTGACACACTCTTTTCCGGTAAACTATTACGGTTGGGTTGACTTCGCAGCAAAGATTTGGAATAAACTCTTTAATCGCGGAATTAATATGCGTCGGGGTAAAATCGGGCAGATCTTCATCTCTCATGATATATTTATAGACATAATAGGCGTGGGGTTGATTATTGCGTAACCGCCATCATAAATAACCCACCCAATTAAACTTTTTATAACGGGTACACCGGTATCGAACGTCAAGCTCGGCATGTCCTACAGCTCTACAGAGATCTCTACGTAACTTTTTAACTTGGCTCAAAATCATATGTCATAGTTATGTACTCTGCAGGAACTTCTAAGGTGACGCGGTATTCCTCAATAAGGCCGTTGACCTGGAAAGCTAAACATTTACTCTTATGAGCGTTATCATCAGCTGAAATAAATTCGCCACAGCTGCATTTAATTTCCCAAGTCGTACCTCTAATTTCCATTAGCTAAATTGCACCTGCAGTTGGATATTAGTCAGTTGCTGTGGATATCTTACGGTTACGAATATAGTGGGGCAGCCGTAGATGGATAGGGATGTTCTCAAATCGGAGAACGAATCTATTTTGCCCTCCTGGCGCATTGTTTCTAGAACGTTAGCCGCACACATCTTTGCCTCCTCCAAGAGGTTACCTGTAATTTTACGTCCCACAGACATAGAATATAAAGAGTGTTTTAGCTGGGCACTTATCTCCGGTTCACAGCGGAGGCATACGCCCATCTCATCGTAGTTATGGCCTAGGATGCGGCAGAGGTTTGCTCTGAACTTATCGTCTTCGCTCATTTAAAGTGGTGGACCCGGTGAGAGTCGAACTCACGTGCTATAATTGATTTTAGTTAACGTCTAGTGTCGTAGTCGATTTGAGTTCGACAACTTACTTCTGTACTACAGGGGTAGACTGCTTCATGCTACCCTCCACCAGCTCTCTTCGTGATCCCAGTAGTGGGAAGAGAGCGAAGACCTACTGGGGTGACACGGCTTATTAGGCCGAGGGCTTACGCTACTGCCAATTCGCGCGCAAACGCGTTGTTGACAATCTCATTCGCCACTGCAAGTAACGACTTGTCAGTTATGTTTTGTCGGCTTGTTACCGGGCCAGCCGACAAACCCGGAACACCAATTAACTAAAATGCAACATAGTCGAAGCCAATTCGGGCCCAAATATTGTCGCTTATATTAATTATACACAGTCGCCTGTGCAATTTTTATGACGAACTAAGCAGAAACACTATTATCGGCCAGTTTATTTATATAGAAGTTATGTCAATTTTACGTTAAGTCATTAAAGCAGAGGAGCACCATGGATAACAATTTAGACGGAAAGTTTAAAGCGGTCGATTCATTGCGGCGCAGAGATTCCGCTGAAGAATATCGTTTGTCGGATATTAAAGCGAAATTTGTATTTAAAGCGGAGCGAACGCTCACTGCGCATCTAAGAACTATTGCGGGTGCAAAGATCCTCGAAACAAAGGTTGATAGCTTATCTGCTACAGAAGACGCAGAATCTAGTGTCCCGATGTACTCCGGCAAAATTACTGCAAGGGTATCATTCCTCGATGGTAGCCAAGAAAGAATAGCCTCTATCCCTGTTTCTATTAACAAGTCTGAAGTTGATGTCATCGCTAAAGATATTAAAGAAGCGTTAGCCAAAGCAGCCCTTAAAGAAATAGCTGCTCCTGTAACATCCTCTCCCGTTGTTACTGCTTCTTTCTCTGATTTCAAAGTTGTCGATGATGGTACTCGATATCTGAAGATATATCACACAGCTGCATATGGCGATCTAGAAGCTATCGGTGCAGTCTCTAAAGAAGAGTACCAAGCTGCGGACAAAAAAACACTCCTTGCAGAGATGCTAAAAGATGAGGCAGTGTCTTGGTCAGCTGACGTAAACTTTGTTGGGGAATTTACAGAACCTACGGTTGTTGAAGCACTCGCTGCGGAAGAAGCTCGCTTTGTTGTTAAAGCGGACACCCGAGAACTTCCTGCAGACTACGAAGACGATATTACCTGGAAAACAAAAGTTGCAGATTCTTCTAGATTGGCTGCAGAAGCAGCCCAAAAGAGCTATGATGATCTTAAGTCTCGTGTGACGCAGAGGGCGCTATCTGCTTTTACAGATGCATGGAAACAGCGGGGGACGGGTAACGTTAAAATTAAGAACACCGTTTCAACATGGGAACCTGCTTCGGGAATGGGCGAAATTACTATTGAGGCAGAAGTTCTTGACGGAAAGGATATAAAGCTAGTCCCTTTCAAGGTCAATGTCAGCGGCAGTAACATGAAGCTTCCTGACTTTGCGGAGTTGCCGGCGATGTTGAAAGAGGCTAAGGTTGTCGCGACTGAGCGCGTTGGAGAGAATACAAAGAAGAATATTTCTCTTGAGAAGAAAGCAACGCCGATGTCTCCTAACAATAATAGTTTCCAGGAAGTCGTTCGCTTACCGAAAGATTTTCTCCCTGCTTCCCTTAAGGTTGGCGATGTGGTTGAAATAGATGGTCTTCGTTTTAAGCTCGCGTCTAAATCAGAAGGACAGCTAAGCAAAGAGCGCGATACTGCGAGCTACTGGCTATTTGAACGCTGTACTAATGATTATGCTAAACCAGTATATAAGCAGAACAGCTATTAAAGGGGCGCTACAATGGCACGATCTATTAAGAAGATAGACTTAGTTCCTACGTGGATTCGGCAGGCACTTGCGGATGAAGCAACTCCAGGTGAGGCCGCCGTTGTTCCTTCAAATGGTCCCCGGGAGCATGGCTTTAAAGTAGTTGACCCTTTTGCTCCTGGCAAAGCAGATCAACCAATGGTTCGTCGACTTAAGGCGGAGTTCTTTGAAGATCCAGAAAGTGGCACCGCAGTAGTTCAACTAGGCTGGGAGGGGACAACTCCGCCAGTTTTAGAGTTCTATAAAAAGTTCGCTTCCGCCAAAGATGCGGAAGTAGTCTTTAGTAATATGCTTAAAGAGCTGCGCCAGATAGAAAGTTATGTAGATACTAATCCGGACAAGGCCAAGGCTAAAGTTGAAGAGCTATTCGACGAATACAAGGGTCAATCAGACCCAATGGTAGGGGCGCCTGGTGAAGGTACTGGATCTCGCTCCAATTCTTCCTTACATACTGAAATTATAAAAGGGTGGGAGGTCATCAATAAAGAAGGAAAGCTCGTGGTGTCCTTCTCGGATGATTTCCTAACTAACCTCTTTGTAGACCGCCAAGAGGTTTCGGCGGCACCTGTAAGAGAGGGCGAGTACGTCTACTCAACAGCAAGCCGGCCACACTGCGGTGCAGATAATTTTGTTGTAAGTTACTGGAGAAAAGCTCAAACATCCGACGGCAATATCGTACGCAATGCGGCGATGATCAGCAGAATTGGTGGAGAAACATTCATGGTGGGAGGGATGCCATTAGAAGAATATAATATCCTCTGCGCAGCACTAACTCCCAATCCTAGCCACTACGGCATTAGCTATGATAGCGTTACTGGTCAGTGGATTAAGACGGCTGCCGTCGTAGAGAGATATTTCTCTGATCCCAATCATCCCGAAGAACTCGATAGAATTCTTGATTACTTAGGGAAGGGCAAGGGTAAGAAGTCTGAAGAAGGGCCCAAGAAAGAAAAAGCGAAAGAAGAAGAGCCGAAGAGCGCTGAAGAAAAAAAGCTAGACGACCTCCTTAATGAGGAACCTAAAGTTGAAGAATCTCTCCCATTAGCGGGGGAAGGGGAAACGGCACCTATCGGAAATGACACAGAAGCTTCTCCTGAAGATGAGATAGCTGATCTCCTTAAGAAAGAGGCTGCAGAAGGAAAGTAAGCTCAGTGGATCTAGAAACACTTAGTCCGGGCCAAGAAGTTTATTATATCGATAAATCGGAAGGGCCTGGAGTATTAATCTATATCCGGGGAGTAGTTGTTACTTCGGAGTCTTCCGAGGTCACTTTAGAAGTTGCTGATTCCGGTGTACTTACTGCCCCAGGTTATCTTACTCCTTATGATCCTTCGTATGCGCCGGGCAGCTTAGTTGCCGTAAACTTAGATTCCTATCGCTCTCTCGTATCATCTGAAGACTTCTCTAAACTTAGAGAAGAGTATGAGTCAATACCTTCAGATGATGAAAACCAACCAGCTGCTTCCCCTCCTGCCGTTTTTGATGAAGTAGACGACAGCGAAAAAGATGAAGAGCCTACCCGAGAGGATATAGAGGAAGGTTCTCCCGATCTAGAGGAAGAAGACGGTCTCTATCTTGTAGGAAGTCTCACTTCCTGGGCCAATTCGGCTGAAATAGCCTGGCCTGTTGGATTCCCTCAAGAGTGGATGGAAAGGATCTACCAAGATCTTCCGGAAGGTACTGCTCCTGTTGGGCCTAATGGCAGCCCAGATGTATCTGTGCCTGGTGGCAAGGGCCCCGGAGTTCCTCCTAAGCTCAGAGAATCAGAAGATTTAGAAAAAGATTACGAGGCTGCTAGCGAAAAAGTACATCAAGCGGCTAAAGCGGTTCAAGAGGCTGAGAATCGATTAAAGTCTGCGGATACCGAAAATCAATCTGCTCTTGAGGCGGCTTTAATCCATGAAAAGAATCTTTTTCAAGAAGCTAAAGACTCTTTTCTCGAAATCAAAAAGAAGTACCAGACTTCACTTGTACGTCCTCCTGGCGAAGCTTTTGAACAAGTTCCTGGAAGGCACATGCCTCGCAGTTTGGCGTATGGGCGAGCAGGGCTTAGACAGGAACTTAAGCAGCTCTCTAGTAACTACAAGGCGACCGAAGAGTTACTTAAAGACACCCTCTCACGGGACAATTCTATTGAAGAATGTCAAAAAGAAATTGACTTAATAAAGGACCTGGGCAAAATTGGGGCGGGAGATGGTAATATCAATGGAGAGGATAGTGCCAAGCCAATTTTAAATAAATTACGAAGATTAAAGTATCAAGAACTTAAAAGTAAGCCTTACTTATGGGCTCCTGAGGAAAGAGATAAACTGGCGAGTACTACCACTGGATCTGAACAACTATTTAATGATCGGGTAGGAGAATCCCGTAGTTTTTTTGATTTGCCTTTAGAAGAAGTAGATCAGTACATTGCACAAATGGCGGAAAGTCATGGACGTATGCCTCCAGAAGAGGTAGCGCGAAGAGCGTGGAAGTATGCAAATGATTTTCAGGAAGTCGTGAAGTCATGGATTGAGTCAGGAAGCTTCTCAAAGAGAATGCAGTGGCTGAAGTTCTTGCAAGATTACCGCAAATCCGCGCAGGCTGCTCAGAAGGGAAAGCTCAGAAGGATGCTAGCAGAAAAAGACGGCCAGCTTATAGATGATCAGAAATACCGAGATGCTATAATTGCGGTTTTTCGTAAATATGCAAAATACTCTCATGAGCAGGATACTAACAAAAAGATCCCTAACAGATATAAATTAGAGCACGGGGTACCTGCCTATCTAGAAAAGAAGGAAGAGTTTAAAGCTATCCAAGAGAATGAAAATCGCTTTAAAAATGAATTAAACCAACTAGAAAAGCAATTACTGGATGCAGATGCAGAAGCCGTAGGAGATTTGAAAAAGAGGATGGAAGAAGTTCGAGAGCAATTAGAAGCTGCGCGCGATCAAAAAAGTAAAATTGCAGACGAGATAGGCGTTTAATTAGGAGAAGATATGACATCATTAGAAGAGAAGCTCCAGGCCAAGCTTAAGGAACTTGACTCCCTTAAGGCTAAGATTACGGAAGCCGAGGAGACTAAACAAAAGTTGTTCCAGCAAGCCCTTGAAGTTCAGGGGGCAGCCAAGCAACTTGTAGAGTTAATTAATTTAGAAAAAGCTGCAAAGCCTGAGCCTGCTGTGTCGACACCTGCCGCTTAAACGATTTGTCCCAAAGACGTAGCAGGGATAGGTGTACGTAATAAACGACCAGTTAGGCAAAAGGCCGTCGGGTCGAGTCGTATAGTAGTTAAATAACGGAGGTCTTCTATGTCATTGTATCGTGGTCTATTCGTTTCTTGTACTCAAAATGCGCGCCCTGCCTTACCTGCTATTGCTGCAGCTACGACAGTAGCAAACATTGTCTCAGCGTTCGCGCCGTCAACGAACGACTTGCACGTTAACGTTGTAGAGGGGCTGATCTCTCAGCCTAACGCGGAAGGTACGGGAACGATGACGTACGTTCCTTCGACAGCAGTTCTTCTCACGCCCCCTGCTTCGGGTCAGGCTACCATCGGTATTCTTCAGATCGCTACCGGGGCAGCAGGTACCACAGCGGGAACTATTACTACTTCCTGGGCTACTTCTGTATCATCTGCTAACGCTTCAACATTAACGTATCCTGCTCCTACCGCGGGCAACGTCGTACTGGCGTATCTCTTTACGCCTGCTGCGCCGTTCCTTTCGTCTACGACTGCTGTTACGCAGGCGAATATTAACAACCTCGCGTTGAGTGCAGAGTTTACGGGACGCTAAGCTTACCGATTCGGGAACAACTACAGCGGCCGTTCGCGACATGTTTAATCATGTGCCTTAGCCGCTGTGCCTTTCTAAAGGATAGATAGCCATGCAACTAAACGCAGTAACTTTTACAATTAACGGCAGCATAGCAGCTACTTTAAATACTTGGTTTGCAGCCAACCCTGGCGCCATAATCGTATCCACATCCGTATTATCTTCCACCTCATTGCTTCTGATATATTGGGGTCGTCCGTAAAGAGATACTGTGGGAAAACTTGAAGATGATGTTTGGAAGCAGTTGTTACAAAAAGCAACTGAATATACTCTCCAAGTAAACGACCCTGTTCGCTGGGCAAAGAACTTCTTAAATGTAGAACTCAAAAGTAACCAGGAAGAGATTATATCTAATCTCTGTAATCCTCATATCAATTACCTGGGTATTCTGGGTGCTCGAGGATCCGGAAAAAGTTTTTCTGTCTGTATCGGTCTTATAAAGATGTGTGAGGACAATCCTGGGCTGGATGTGGGTCTATTTGGCCCTAGAGCAGATCAGGCAACCCGCCTTGTTGGGGAAACCAAGAAAATTCTCTTTGTATCTCCACTCAAAGATCAGATTGACTGGGATCGTACAACTAACGAAAAGATCATATTTAAAAATGGATCTAATATCTTAGCGCTGTCTGCCGCGGAAACATCCTTGCAGGAAGGTTGGCACTTTTCTGTGGTGGTTGTTGACGAGGCACATCGGGTATCTAATGCGTCTATGTCAGAGCGTATTATCCCGATGCTTGGATCTAAGAAGATAGCTAAGTTAATAAAGATAGGTATTCCTCTCTTTAAAAATCACTTCTACGCGAGTTACTCCGACGATAAGTACAAATTTTTAGTTCATGACTGGGCACACGCCCCTATTCTCCTAGAGCCCGGCTACAAAGAATTACAAACAGTGGCTAGCACCGGAGAAGTCGTTGTAGGTAAATATCCTACTATGGTATTGGATCGTATGCCGAAAGCTCTTAAGGTAGCGATGTTCCCCTATAATCCAGAAATCCATTACGACGGTGATATGACTGAGATGGAGTTCAATACCCAGTATGGTATGATCTGGATGGATGACATTAATACCTTCCTGCGGGGAGATGAGCCGGAAACGTTGGTCGGTACTCACGATATGCTTATGCAGGGCAGGGCCGGAGAGCATTATTTCTTCGGTCTAGATACAAGCTCTGGTACGTTAGTTCCTGGAAAACATGATTTGGACTTTACTGCTCTTTCAATCTGGAGACGCCGAGATGATGGAATGAAAGAGAGGGTGTGGTCACGGGAATGGCAAGGCGGAGAAACGATCGCGCAAGCGGAAGAAATCGCGGGCATTGTTCACCCTCAAACAGGATTATTTCCTTGCGACTTTGGATGTGTTGACTACAGTAACGTAGGTATTACGTCCGTGGAGATGTTCAAGCGGTTAAAAATACCAGTGGCCGGTGTAATATTTTCAACGACTGACCCTACATCCCACAAGAACTATAAGAACGCAATGGCGAATCAGTTTCAGTTTGAATTGCAAGCTGGGCGTGTTAAGTACCCAAAGATGGAGCACGTTGAAAGGGACAAGATTATGCGCAAACATTATCATCAATGGTTAGCGCTTGAGAGAATCGTGAGTGTCGGTATTAACGATAAGATCACTGCGCCTCCGGGGTTACATGATGATGGATGTATGTCCGATCTTCTTGCTGTCTGGGCGTGCGATAAGAACATGACCTTCAATAAAGTACAGTCCACTTTCCGCATCGGTGTGTCCGCTGCTAACACTAGCATTGTGCAGCGTAGACCCGGCGGAGATAAACGGTACCTTTAATATGACTGATCCCCTTGGTGCTGTAACAGATGGAATTGACCATCTTACCCATTTAATTGACGTATTTAGCGGGCTATACGATCAGCTCTATTCACAAGATCTGGATATTGATGATCTGGGGCATACTCTCGACAGTATGATTTATGCTCGCGCTAGACTTGAAGAACAAAAAATTAAGTTAGAGGCACAAAGAACAGACCTTAGAAGCAAAATTACTTCCTCTTATGGAGACCAATCGTGGGAAAACGGAAAGAAGGCACACCAAGGATAGCAAAGACCGGTTCGTATATTTCAGGATCTACAAGCGCATATAAGAGCGCAATAAGTAAGGCTGGATCGATAGATAAGACTGCAAACGCAGGCGCCTCTGGGATGGGTGGATTTATCGCAGGCGGCGCGTATCCAACCACAAATACTCCCTCCCAATTTTATAGCCCCGAGCTGACCGTAGAGAGCTTCCTGCTGCCGAAGTCAAGACAGGAAATATTAAAATGGATGTACCGTGGAGAATCTCTCGTCCTTACAGAAGAAGGTGCTAAGGAAATAAAAAATATTTGTGCAGGCGAAAAAGTTCTTTCTACCTCAGGTAAGTGGCAGAAAGTAATAGCGGTCTCTAAGAAGATGTACACTGCTTCTGATGAAGCGGGAAATGAGTGGACTACTCTTAAAGTACAATGTCTCCCTGAGTTCACTTTGGGAGCTTACCATCCAATTACGGCTATTAAGCGTCCGCAGCCTCAGCAAGGTAAAAAGTGGGTCGGCGCAGGACAATACGCTTATAAGCAACTTTGCGAAAAGATTAAAGAAGCGGCGGATACAAACATTTTATCAATTCCGCAAATTGAAATTGATGGATACTTACAAACTGTAATGACAGACCAAGAAAAAGGTCTGTCGAATTCCTTGGTTCAGTGGATATCTCCGAAGAAGTTGGAAGTAGGCGATTTCGTGGTATACCCTAAGTTTAAACACGTAGAAGAAAACGAAGGAGTGCTACCTGTTTCTGTAGAAACAGCTTATTTTTATGGATGGTTCGCTGCGGAAGGATTTTCTTATAAAGATACTATTCGATTAACGGGAAATATTGACGAGCGAGGAGAGTTTGATAGATTAGCCGAGATCGTAAAGAATAATTTTGCAAGTACTGCGTATGTAAGAGATTCTTCCCACTGCGCAAATGCAATTCAATTAAGAATGCACACAAAAGAAGCGCATATCTTTCAAGAAGAGTTTGGTCGCGGAGCTCGTAACAAAAAGATCCCCTCCTTCTTAATGAATTCAACTCCCGAGAATGTAAAAGCATTTTTGCAGGGTCTTTTTAAGGGGGATGGCACTTTTACTAAAAATGCAAAGGGGCTTCCTGTGATTTCTTTCGCTACCGTATCCGAAACGCTTGCGTACCAAACACAATTACTTCTAACTAAATTAAATGTACTCGGCTCGATGACTAAGTATGACACAAAAGGTAAAGTTTATAAATTTGGTAAAATCGGCGGTCAGGATGCCCCAATTTTAAACGCCTCTCCTTTTGTTTATTATATAACAATTACGGGAGAGATGTGTGGTCGTCTTTTTGATGGATATGAAAATCTCGAGGCGACCAAAACAAAGAAGCGAGTTACTAAATATTTAGAAGATGACAAGAACTTCTATCTCCCTGTTCGCGAAGTAACTACTTATGCGGAAGACGCCTGGGGCTACGATCTGCAGACAGAAGATCATACTTACGTGGCACCGGTACTGGTACACAATTGCAGGATTTTTTTCAATCTTGAAGCGTATATCCAGAGCATCATCACGATGCATGCAGACTATCCTTTCTCTAAGTTTGACATCATCACAGAAGATCCCTCGGTAACTGAATTTTATAAAGATGTAGCGTTCAGTGATACGATTGATCTTTACGATTTTATTCGTAAGGCGAGTCTTTCTTATTGGAAGTTCGGAGAGGCCATTCCATTTGGTAATATGGAAAAGGGGCCTGACGATATGTGGAGATGGACTAGCTTTATTCTTCTTGAGCCTGAACTTGTTGAAGTCCGTCAAGAAATCTTCGAAGACGCTCCACATTTTGAATTAGTTCCCACCGAAGAACTTAAGCAGATTGTTAAGTCTTCAGATCCGACTGCGATCAAGCGCCAAGAAGGTATTCCGGATGTGGTTAAAGAGTCTATCGCAAATAATAGACTTATACCGCTAGATTCTGAATCAGTAAGTCTAATTGGACGTATTACAGACCCATCAGCGACTAGAGGAACGCCTATTATTCAGTCGTTGTTTAAGATCTTAATTTATCAGGATTGGATTCGATTGGCGCAGGCTGCCTTTGCGCAACGTTATGTATTTCCTATTGAGTTATGGCAGATTGGAGATGCTGCGCAAGGTATCTGGCCTACTCAAGAAGAACTCGAAACGTTTAAGAATACGATTAGCTTAGCGGTACAGAATCCTCCATTCTCGCTTGTATTTCCTCCGGTAGTTAAGTACGAGAGTCTCTCTACATCTGGAAGATCTTACTTCCCGGTTACTAATGAATATCAGTATATTCATGATCAAATTCTCGTAGGTCTGGGCGTAAACAAGAACTTAATCTTGGGTGAAGGTCCTAGCTTTTCAAACGTCCGCACGATGTCTCTCCATAAACTCATGATGGTCTATAAAGCGATTAGAGACCAGTTTGAGAACTGGATGATTAAGCATTTCTTTAGACCACTTGCTGTCAAGAATGACTTATTTAAAATCGTCAATGGAAGAAAGAAGTATATTCTCCCTACTATCTCCTGGTATAAGTCCTTAGACCTAGAAGAGAGAGATCAAGAGCGTAAACTATATTGGGATATGTACAAGGCTGGTGTTGTTAGTACCGAGACGCTGTTTGGTAAATTCCCTGACCTTGATTACACCACCGAAGGTATTCGCCTTGAAAAAGAACGCGGCACCATCTACGATAAGGGAGATAAGAGACTGCCGCAAGGGGCTGTTGAAGGGCTCCCAGGCGCAGGGTCTCTTGGAGCAGGTGCCCCTCCTGTTGTGCCTGCTGGTGAAGAAAGCTCTTCACCAGAAATGGCTGCTCCGTCCACATCTCCTGTCGAAACAGGTGGCCCTGTAATGCCCGAGACTCCCTCGATGCCAGAGGCGCCTTTTGCACCAGAAGCCCCACAAGCCTAGTAGAGGATCAATTATGTCATTACAAAAATACGGTACTACCCAGAAAATTAAGACAGTTGTTTCCAGTGAGCAGGAGTTCGAAACACTTCGTAATGAGATTGTAAGCACTAATAATCTGATTAGATGTTCAAAGTGCGGAAAGCTGCTCGCCAAACTTGCCAATGACATGATGAGTGTTAAGCGTAAGGATGTAGATCTCGTGGTTAAAGCATCGGAAGCTAAGATTAAATGTCCGGTGTGCAACACGTGCAACGACGTGCTTATCTAAATATGAAAGCGCTCATCTCAGTAACTACTGCAGGAGCATTGGCGGACGCGCTTGAAGATTGGATAATAAAAAATAAATGCAACCCGAAAAGTCCGGAAGAATGGTCCCGATGCATCAGCGACCTAATAGCCGCAGGTGCCGTAGCTCCTGTGGCATCTGTTGATGAGAAAGATCTTCCTGCTGTCAAGGAGCAGCTGCAGAACGACTTTACTATTAAAGACTTAAAGGACAAATAACATGGGCATTCCTCACTGGATAACAAAGGCAGCTAATGAAGCGGGAGACGAAAAGGGAGCATCTGTTAATTTTATGGATGAAACCTATAAGAAACTTCTTGACCAGTATAAGGGGGGAAAGCTGGATGAATGGGCTTCCCAGGTGGTAGAAGAGGTGGAGCTTCTTCGGGATGTAATGAATGCAGCTATTTCGCAGGTTAACCAGAAGATGACGGGTGTGGCGAAGACTGCCGCTCCTGAAAAACCTAAAGGTCCACCTGCATCTACCAAAGAAGGTCCTCTTGACTTCGGCGATGAGCGTCTCAAAGAAGAGATGACTCCTCCTGCAGAAGCTCCTACGGGGCCATTATCGAAGACTCCTACTAAGAAACTTTTGCCGAAGATGAAAGAACCAGAGACCACTAAATGGAAAGAAATTAGATTCAATAAGCGGACAGGTACTTGGCAGACAGTAGTTACTATCCGACATACGCGTAACTTTCTATCGGAAGATGAAGCGGTTGAATTTACAAAACGTGCGGGTCTTGGCGATTAACCGAAAGTGTCGTAAACTTTGCAGAAACAAATGTCGAAGATTAGTATGAATACATTATAATAAATAGTCCGCTCCCTGTTGTGTTAATTTTGTCGTAAGATACACTACTACTACGGATAAAACCGATTTATTGGCGACAACTATGGAAGAACAAAATAATAGTGGGACCCCTGAAGCGCAACTTCTGAAGCTATTCATGCAGAAGCTTATGGGTAAGTCGTTAGACTATGCACGTATTTCTGGTATGTCTGACAGATCCTTTGAGCAGATAAAAAAGAATTTAAAAGATGATTCGTATGCCCTTCTAGAGCACTTTATCAAGTTGATGGACGATCTGAAGGATGAGAGACCTTCCTAATGCTAAACAAGCAGGGCATTAATTTACAAATCAGAAAGGCAGGTAGCCTTACAGAGGTAGCCCCGGGTCGCCCAATCGTAGCTGCTGTCTCTAACGCTAAGAAGGGAGAATTTCTCTATTTTGCGTCAAAGGCAATTCAAGCCGACGAACCCAATGGAAACGGAGATTATTTCCCTTGGGATCATTTATTAAAGAGCTACACCTCTTTCGTAGGACGTAACCTCTTCCTTAATCATAACTCTAGCGACCCCCGAAATGCTATCGGTAAAGTTCTTGACGCTTATCCTGTCGTAGATGATCAATCTGGTGAAAAGTACATCGAATGTCTCGCTAAGATTGATGCAGTTGCCCACCCCGAACTAGCCCGCCAAATCGAGTCAGGTATTCTTGACTCTTGCTCCATGGGCTGCAGCGTTGAAAGTTCTCAATGCTCTATTTGTGCCCATACTATTTATTCTGACCAAGACCCCAAGTGTCGCCATATGTCTTCTGGGCTCGGAAAAGAATTTGTCGTTGAAGCTGATCTTCCGGAATGCAATATTAAGAAAGGTCAGCGGCTTAAAGCGTTTGCAGTTAACCGAGGTTTGAATTTCACGGAACTTTCTGTCGTAAACGTTCCTGCGTGGAACAATGCAAAGATAGTGCAGATCATTGCACAGCTAAAGGATCGCGTTGCGAAAGAGCCTTCTGCTGACGTGATCAAAGATTTGGAGGATATTTTAACAATGGCATCCCAAAATGATTTAGAAGCAGCGTCTACTACAGACGCTCCAAAGCTAGATGTAGAGACTAAGAAGGAGTGTGGGTGCACTAGCAGCAAAGAGTGCGCTAAATGCAAGAAAGAAGAGAAAGCAGAAGCTAAGAAGGAAGATAAGAAAGCTTCCGCTGATGAATCAACTGTAGAATCTCGATTAACAAAGATTTTTAAAGAGAAGTTATCCGCACTAGACTTTCTTGATCTTCAGGCGTACATGAAGAAAGCCAATGGCTTACCTCAGCCAACTTCTCCCGTCGATGCCCCCGTTACTCCTGCTGTAGCTCCTATGGTCCAAGCTAAGAAAGAGTGCGGCTGCGCAGAAGATAAATCATGCATGAAGTGTGAGAAAGCGGGTGAGAAAAAAGATGTCGCAGATATGAAGAAGGTTGATGAGCTCCTTAAGGATGCTCTCCCTCCTGCAGAAGAAGCTCTTGCTCACGAAAAGGCAGAGCTAGCGTCCATGCCTAAGACCGCAGAGTCCAAGGCGGAAGAGAAAGCAGAAGCTAAGAAGGAAGAGGCCAAAGAAGAGAAGAAAGAAGAGAAAGCAGAAGCTAAGAAGGAAGAGGCCAAAGAAGAGAAGAAAGCGGAGCTTGAGGCACGTAAGCTCAAGGCAATCTTCGTCTCAAAGCCAGAAATCAAAAACTCTTACTGGGTGGTCACGGCAGATGGTAAGCCTGTTCTTAAAGCTTCCTTAAATGATATCTGGGGCGACAAAGTTAATGAGATGAGCGCATATGCATCCTCTACTGTCTACGGTGAAGCACTGCTTCAGCGTGTAAAGACAGATGGATTAAAGAAGGTTGCGCTTGCGACGAATGCAACAATTTACACTGAAGCTGCTGACGCGCGTGGACAGGTTGGTAAAGGCGATGAGTGGCCAAGCCAGAAGAGCGTGGGCAAGGATGAGTATACTCCTGCTGCTCCTACCGCCAGTGCTAAAATGAAGACCTCTCCTGAAGGAACTGATATGTCTGGAGGGGCTTTCCCTGGATCTGCGGGTCCTACTGGTGGAAAGGGAGATGCCTACCCTACATCTAAATCTATGGGTAAATCTGAGTACAAGCACGTTGGCGGCGGAGGTCCTAAGGTGAAGTCGGAGTTTGCTACTTACGCTGCGGAGGATGCTGCTGGTAAGATTGAAGTTAAGGCGGAGGCAGCAGACGCTCCTGCGGCAGACATGCCACCTATGGATATGCCTGCAGACGCTCCCAAGGAAGATAATAAGGAAAAGAAGGACAAGAAAGAGGAGAAGGCTGCACCCGCAGAGAAGATGGAAGCCCCCAAGGGTGATAAGCCTCTTGCAGAGATGTCCGATGAGGAGAAGCTTGCGTGGATGAACGAAGCTATCGAATCAATGGAACCTGGTGATAAACTCAAGAAGCCTCTAGAATCTTTACAGAAAGCTGTCGAGAAAGCGACATTGGCCTTGGAAAAAGACCGGGAAGCTGCCGCTAAGGAAGCGGAGAAGGCTGCGGCTGCCGAGGCTAAGGAAGCTGAAAAGGCTGCCAAAGAGAAGGCGAAGGAAGATGAGAAAGCTGCCAAGGAAGCCGAAAAGGCAGAAGCTGCTGCCGCTAAGGAAGCGGAGAAGGCAGCTAAGAAGGAAAAGAAGGATGACAAGGGCGAGCCAGAAGCTCCCGCTGCAGAAGCTAAAGCAGAAGAGCCTAAGAAAGAAGAGCCTGCTATGGAAAAGACAGCGACTGTTGAGGTCGATCTTCCTAGTGTCTCATCTAGAGAGCAGGAGCTTGAGGCCGAGTTGGCCCAGCTTAAGCTAGAAGCGTCTCTCCGTGCGAAGGCCCAGCGCTGCCAGACGATTGTCAGTGAGATGGTTGAAAAGGACCTTATCGCTGCAGACGAAGCAGATATACAGGAAGAGATCGCGAACGGTAAGCCTTTATTCGATGCACGAGCTGCAGCGTTTAAGAAGGCTATCGATAAGCAGTGTCGTGATCTTCTTGCGATGGAAGACGCTACACTCAAGGCATTTGCGATGACTGTATCTAGAGTTAAAGGACGTACTCCTGCTGCGCCTCCTTCTGGAGGAGTTCTTAAGAAAGCCTTCCGATTGCAATTTGATGAACACAGCCAAGATGACAAATGGCTGAATGACGTATTCGGTAATATGGGATCGCAAAATGGGCGTAATCTATAATTTAGTCATAGAGCCAAAGCGCCCGCAAAGACAAAGGTTGTACGAGGCAAGATAAGCCTGAAAAGAACGGACAGGAAATGATAAGTAGTACAATTTAAACGAAGCAACAATAATAGGAGACTCAACAATGGCTATTAGAATCTTAAAGGAGGTCAGCCGCGACGGTGGACGTCTTCCTCAGTCAAACGGTACGAATAGCAATATTCTTGCCGGCATGGTTTTGGAACTCGCCAACAACGGTGTGAACGTGCAGTTGTCTACAAGCACGGGCTCAACCGCTCCGTGGGGACTAGCCTCAGACAGCAATGTCACACAGCCGCTCCAGGGCGCTGGTGGGCTTACCGTAGGTGTGGGTTATGACTATACTAATTTCAACCGCGGCGGTCTTATCGGCGCTTTCCAGAACGGTGGAGTATTTGAACTATCTAACGATGGCTCAGGTAATCCTTTCGTTCTAACTCCGGGAACTTCTTATGCATCGAACGTGCCGTTATACGCTCAGGCGACAACTGGGTTAGTTACTGCAGACGCTTCTGGTAACTCTCCGCAGATCGGCTCTTGTGCGTACGTGACAAACGCGGGCTCTTCAACAGCAATGTTGCTGGGCATCAAGTTGTCAATCTAAGGTAAGGAGATAACATAATGGAACCTAAAGTAACGCCTGCCGATGAGCAGGTTTATGGTATCAACCTCACCTCTTCGCAAGTAGAGGATCGTCTATCCCGCCTTATGAACTCACCGGGCGGACTTCAGAAGATCGCGCAGCAGATGCTTTCACCGCTGAAGCGCGACCTATTGTTTGAGGGACGCATTCGCCAGATCTATCAGACTTATAAGTTAGCTCTGGGTGAGGAAGCCGTATTTGACGCAGACTTGGATGTACCGGCGGCAAGTATTTCCGTCGAGGGTCTTCCAGAGCAGTTGGAAGTTAGATCAGATCGTATCCGCATCGAAACTTCTCCGATCACTGTTCGTCCTATGGTTCGCTGGAACGAGTCAAACTTCCGTAAGTTTGACGTGTTAAACCGTGCGCAGGAACGCGGTAAGGCATCTATTCAGTTCCAAGAAGATGGTCGTGGCTTTGCACTTCTTCAGTACGCAGCAAGTCTTACTAACCAGCCTCAGACAAACTCGTTGGTTTACCAGGGCTCTGCTACGACTGCGGCAAACAACAACGCTACGGTTGTTACTTCTTCAGTAGGCGCTGGCCGCCTAATGCAGGAGTCCTTGGTCGAGGGTATCGTTGACCTTCGCGGCAAGCTCTTGGTCGCTAACAAGATCTTTATGCACCCGTTCCGCGGCAAAGACTTAATGCTGTTCAACACAGCAGTATCTGGTACCGGTGGAGCCGGAATCTTCGCGCCTAACTTCCAGGATCAGGCCCTTAAGGCTGGCCGCGTCGGAAGCATCTGGGGCGTTGAAGTTCTTGAGGACATTATCGTTCCGACGAGCGCTGTCTATGTCCTTGCTCCTGCTGATTACCTCGGAGTCATGGCGGTTCGTACTGACGTATCCGTCGAGACTCTTAAGGACTCTAACAAGTTCGCAGACGTCTTCGCAATCTGGGAGGATGTAGGTTTCGTCATCCGCTACGCGAAGGGAATTTGTCAGATCCAGGTATCTTAAGTCTAGATCGTTAGTTTTAGAATTCCAGAGAGGGGTTAGAGAGCAATCTTTAACCCCTCGACGGATATCTTAGCATTGTTAATGGATAGAGATTATAGATTTAAAATAAGAAGTGGTGTACGAAACGAGGGTGTGAAGTACAGTGTAGTTATAAATGAAGCGGACATGAGCCAGAACTAATCTCGAGCACATGTTCGCTCAATTGCTTTTAGGGGCCCCAAAATGAACGATGAACAGATACGACAAGAGAAGTACCGGTGTGTTTTTAAGGGCGTAGACGGCATAACTATTCGCGATTTATTTTTTAAGTCCACTAATTCCATATATAATCGTCGAGTAGTTCTGCATGAGGGCGAATATCTTCTTACAGAGCTTTTGGATTTTGAAGATTTAAAGAAGTCTCGTAGTACCGGAGCTTTAAGTAAATTTATTGAGATGAAGTGGGTTGTTGTTGAAAATTTGGCGGCAAGAACGTCCCCTAAAGAACAGGTTGAGACTCCCGCTAGCTGCGAAAAAGAATTAGTCGCTGCAAGTGGCCCTTCAGTATCTATCGGCTATCCAGCTGATGTGCAGCCTAAGCTAGTTGAGGTTTTATCTAGCGAACAATCGCGCAAACCTAATAGTCTTGCGATCTCTGAGGTGGATGCGGCGTCCTTGGCGCTTGCTTCAACGATTACGTTGGAAAAGTTTAATTCACTAAGGTACTTCCAAAAATTAAAAGCGATCAAAGAGACTACAGATATTCGTCTATTGGAATTGATTGCGACTCATTCAACATATCCGCAGTTGGTGCATAATTCGAAAAATCGAATTAGGGCACTTGTTAAAAGTAAATAAGAGAGGAGACTAATACGGGAACAAAGTGGAATGTAGATAACAGCGGCAACGTTACAGCCATAGGCTCGGTGTCTATTGGCCCCAGCGCATTCTCTGCTTCTCCGAATATCCTTCTTGATGCAGCGAACGGTAATGTAATAGCGTCCGGCCCTATGGTAGATGTTCGTATCATGGGCGCAAAATGTGACGGAGTAACCGACGACACCGCAGCTATTCAGGCAGCCCTTAACCTCTTTACCAGCGGCAATGCAGGCACTGCGTCTGGCACTCTCTTATTCCCTCAAGGAAAGTGTGTTATTTCTTCCACGCTTTACTATGGAGGGTCTCCGAACTACGCGCTGAGGATAGTAGGAACTACTGGCGCTAGCAACGGTGGCACCGGCTCGACTCTCTATTGGAATGGAGCAGCGGGCGGGGTAATGTTGATTCTTCTTGGTGCGTGTAATACTACCGTTGATAATATGGAATTCAATGGTAACAATACAGCACTGTATGATGTTGTTGTCACCGCAACCAATGTCATCAATACAACATTAGGAACCACTGTCGCTGTGGGGTCTCACACCGTTACCCCTGGATCAATGGCGAATATTACCGTTGGTACTTTTTTAAATGTTGATACAGGTACTAATTTTGAAATTGTTACGGTCACTGCGACTACAGGTACAACATTTACTGCGACATTTAAAAAAGCACATACCTCTGCAGCATCTGTGGGAAATAGCGCAGGGTCTTCTGGCGTTACTTTTCGACGATGTGCATTCTTAAATTCTAATGGAACTACCTCCGCGGAGGTAGCAGCGGGCAACCCTACCTCCAATCAAACCCACCAAATAAGTGAAATGCAGTTCGATAACTGCAATTTCTTTGGTGGAAGTAACTCTGCATACGGGTTTGTAACGTTATCTGCGGGAAATGCAAAAAATTGGAGCTTCTTCGGGGGCGTTTTCTCTAGTCATAGTGTGCACGCTAACCTCACGCTTGCCAGTGGCTCGATGAATTTTTATGGCACGGTGATGGGCAATTCGACGGTATCTGACTTTAAAACAGGTGCTTCTTCACTTAATGTTGATGGTGTTGAATCGGAGCCTCTCTCGGGATCTGCGTTCATTATAGGAACGACTGGTGCACATGCTGGGGCGGTTACCGTCAAGAACTGTTCATGGGCAGGAGCAGCTTCGCTAGCAGCTAATGATACGATCATTTCTTTCCAAGGATCTCTATCTCTAACTAATAATATCTTTATCAACTTGAGAACAGGATCCTCTGTTCCCTATATTCAGATATCCGACCCTTTGTTTACGGGTACAAGTGATGCGAGTACGCTATTCTCACAAGGTAACTACTATCAGAATTGTCCTGCGGGGTATGCTCCATTTTATGATGGAGGATATAACGTTCTTCTTCCTACATACTATAACTACCAACCTGTCAATGTAACATCTATTGGAGATCACGGTGGTCCCGATGGATCTCTTGTTAAGTTAAATAACTATTTTCCGACCGCGCGTATTGTATCGCAGGGCGCTTCATATGTAGCATCTGTTGGCCTTCTCGCTGCAGGTACTACTGATATAGCCGTTGCTTTTCGCAATAATGCAAACACCGCGGATATCAATGGCTTAAGCAAGAATTCCTCTGATATCGTTGAAGTAGGTGATGCAGCAGGTATTACGATACCCGGTCCTCTCTCTACCACTCTCAACATGGGTAGTAATCTGATTACAAATTTATTAGATCCAACTGCTCCCCAAGATGCCGCTACAAAGAATTACGTAGATAGTGCTATCAATGGTCTTACTTGGAAAAGCCCCTGCTTACTAGCGACGACCACTACTCTTCCAAGCTATACATATACCAGTGGAGTTATTACAGCATCATCCACTGGGGCAGTTACAATAGATGGGTCTGTTTTAGCACTTGGTAATAGAATTCTTGTTAAGAATGAAGTATCTACTAATCAACCATATAATGGTATTTACACTGTCACTACAGCAGGGGCAGTTGGAGTAGCCTTAGTACTTACGCGCGCCGCTGATTATGCTACTTCCGCGGATATTACTGCAGGAGATGCGGTACTTATTCAGTCGGGGAGTATAAACGCAAATATTTCTTGGGTACAGACGACAACAGGTACTATAACGGTTGGCACTACAAATATAGTCTTCGTTCAGTTTGCTGCTCCAATATCTTATACTGCAGGAACAGGATTAACTCTTACTGGGACTCAATTTAGTCTTACATCTCCTGTCACTGTTGCTTTAGGAGGAACGGGCACTACCTCTCTAACTACATATGCTCCACTTTGTGGCGGTACCACAACGACGGGACTATTACAGCAGGCTACTTCTGGTATATCTAATTCTGGCTATGTTTTAACTTCAACAGGTGCTAGCTCACTACCGACGTGGCAGCCTGCTAGTGGTGGCGCGACCGCAACGAGCGGAACATTTACTAATTCATCTTTAAGCTCGGGTGTACTTACTATAACACATAGTCTCGGTCTATCCGCACCATATTCTATTCTTATCAGTATTTTTGATAATGGTGGCAATATGATTATCCCGGATGGCGTCGTAGGGTCCACAAACTCTGTCGCAGTCACTCTATCCAGTTTTGGAACGTTAACTGGAACTTGGGGATACATATACTTAGGGTAAACTGTTCATGAAAACAGGGGCGCTTAACGTTCAAGGTACTACTACTCTCGGAATTGCTCCAGCTGGTGATAATAGCTCTATCGATACAGCTGGTGTAGCTTTTTCTCAATTACAGGTCTTAATGAGTAGAAGTTTTAACAGCGGCTCTACCTTTTCTACTACTATAGTTTCAACTTACAG